GGAGTGATTATGCAAAACACACTCGTTCCAGTCAACAACAACATGACGATGTCGAGCAAGGAAATTGCCGAGATCGTCGAGAGCCGCCCAGATACAGTCAAGGTGGCGATGGAGCGCCTCGCAAAAAATGGTGTCATCACTTTTACGTCAACGACGGAAAAGTCCGAAGGAGGCCGCCCTGGAGTGGTTTACCGCGTTGGAAAGCGCGACAGCTACGTGGTTGTTGCCCAACTCTGTCCAGAATTTACCGCGCGCTTGGTGGATCGCTGGCAAGAGTTGGAAGCTCAAGTTGCTGCGCCGACCCATGCTATCCCACAAACATTCTCTCAAGCTCTGATGCTGGCCGCTCAACAGGCAGAACGCATCGAGCTGCAAGAGGCAGTAATTGAGCAGCAGAAACCTGCAGTGGAGTTCGTTGACCGCTATGTGTCAAGCACGGGCAACAGGGGATTTCGCGAAGTTTGTAAGCTACTGGGTGCCAACGAAGCTGAGTTTCGCCTGTTCTTGCTTGATGAAGAAATTATGTACCGCCTTGGCGGTGTCCTTACTCCACATGCGCGTCATCTTGATGCCGGCCGCTTTGTGGTAAAGGCCGGTGCATCTGATGCTGGCCATGCATTTAACCAGGCTAAATTCACACCGAAGGGCATTCAGTGGATTGCTGGCCTTTGGGTCACCAGAAAGGCTGCAGCATGAGTGTCAAGGTTATGACCGCCGTATTCGAGCGATTCCCAGAGGGTGGAGGCATCATGTTGCTGGCTCTGGCCCTAGCAGACCATGCCCATGATGATGGCACCCATATTTACCCGTCCGTTGACACCCTGGCAGGAAAAACACGCCAGTCAGATCGGAGCGTTCAGCGGCAACTGAAACTGATGGTTGATGTTGGCTGGCTGATTCCCACATCAGACACAAAAGGTGGGCGCGGGCTCACAAATGAATACAAGATATCGCCTGAATGGTTGGCTGGTGGCGAAATCAGTTTCGAAAAAAAGGGTGACATTTTGTCGCAAGGGAAAAAGGGTGACATCCACGACAGAAAGGGTGACATCTGCGACGTAAAGGGTGACATCCACGACAGAAAGGGTGACACAGCTATGTCACCCGAACCATCAAGAACCATCAAGAATCATAAAGAACCAAAAACTAAGGCAAGCGCCTCCGCGCTGAATGTCTCCGATCTTATCGCCCTTGGCGTTAACGAACAGGCCGCCAAAGACTTCCTTGTTGTTCGAAAAGCTAAACGAGCCCCGCTGACGCAAACAGCACTGGACGCCATTGCCCGCGAAGCGGAGAAGGCAAACCTAACGCTGGACGCTGCAATCCGGCTCGCAGCTGAACGCGGGTGGCAGGGGTTCTCTGCTGACTGGCTGATGGCCAAAGTTCAGACCACTCAACCAACGCCGAAGGTCAACCAACTGCCGAAGAACTACGGCCAAAGCGGGAGACTGTGATGCAAACAAATTCCATTCTGAATCCTGATGGTCGCTCGGTGCATTGCGATATCCACGGTGACTATGTAAGTCGCAACCTGTTCGGCCGGATCTGGACGAAATGCCCGACGTGCGCAGATGAAGAATCTGCAGCGGCCCAGGCACGTGAAGAGCAGCAGAAGCGTCGTGAGGAAGTCTTGCGCTGGGAGAAAAAACTCGGTGAGGCGGGCATACCGCTGCGGTTCCGTGACCGCTTTTTGGATAGCTACATCGCCCAGGTTGATGAGCAGCGCGAGGCCTTGCAGTTTGCCCGGGACTACGCCTCCGAGTTTGATGGCCATCACTCTGGCCGCTGCGCAATCTTCATTGGCGAGCCTGGAACCGGGAAAACTCATCTGGCGTGCGGAATTGCGCTGATGGCCATGAGCTACGGGAAAACTGCCGTCTTCACGACTGTCGCTAGGATGGTTCGTAAGATCCGCGAATGCAAATCGTTCGATAGTGAAATGAGCGAGAGTGAAGCCATTAATCTGTATTCGTGGCCGCACCTGCTGATCCTTGATGAGGTCGGCATTCAGTCTGGCACAGACGCCGAGGCTCGTTCCATGTTTGACGTGATCAATACTCGGTATGAGAACGTCAAGCCGACCATCTTCCTGTCAAACCTTGACCTGGAAGGCGTCCGTGCCACCTTGGGTAACCGCCTGTTTGATCGCTTGCGCGAGGATGGTTGCGAGTACAAGGTTTTTGCATGGGCGAGCTATCGAGGGGCTGCAGCATGAGCCAAGACACTTTTGTGGTTTCACGCTCCGCTGACCTCCGTCCCGTAATGACCCGGGTTTGGGAATCTGCATGCGCCCTGGTAGACCGCGAGAAAGAACCCATTCAGGTGGTCATCAAAAAGATGAGCAAGCGAAGCGCTGAGGCCAATAGCCTGATGTGGGTACGACTGAATGAGCTGGCAGAGCAGACCGACTGGCATGGCATCAAGATGAGCGCCGATGAGTTCAAGGACCTGCTGTCGGCCGGCCTGGCTAAATCGAAGGTCGTTCCAAACATCGAGGGAAACGGCTTCGTCATCGTTGGCCAGCGGACCAGAAAATTCACCGTTAAGCAGATGAATGAAATGATTGTGCTGATTGAGGCATTCGGAAGCGAGCGCGGTGTCCGGTTTAGTGCTGATCCGCGCCAGTACATTGACGAAAGGCGGGCGGCATGAATCAACCATCAAAGATCGTGCCGCGCCCAGGCTCCACCCCGGGTACCGGCAAGCGAGCATCAACCCGCATTGAATCAAAGGCCGTTCGCAATAGTGCTGCAGGGGAGCCATGCACGTTCCAGATTTCTGGGGTGTGCAATGGCGATTGGTCAACCACGGTGCTCTGCCACCTGCCTGATGAATCTCACGGCATTTCCCGCAAAGCCGATGACCTATCGTCAGGATTTGGGTGTTCAGCGTGTCATGACGCTATTGATGGCCGAGTAAAGCACAACTGGCAGCCAGGCGAAAAAGAGTGGTATTTCCGCCGGGCGAATATCAGGACCCTGCGACGGTTGCGCGAAATGGGCCTGCTGACAATTAAGGGGGCTGCATGAAAAGAGCTGGCGTACGCAAAACAGTCAACCGCATCGCGTTGGCCGTGATCCTGATGATTGTGTTCTCACCGCTGATCATCATGATGACTGGCACGCCATGAGACACCGCCAGAGGGTTAAGCGCCTGCAAAAACATCGCTATCAAAACGATGCCAGAACCTGGTGGCTGCGTACTACAGGGGCTGGCCGCGCAATTTTGCGGGTAGAGGCTGCCGGGGCGCTTGTTTTCCGCCTTTTTCAGGAGGCACTGGAATGAACTGGACAAAAACAGGTGAGAGCCTGGCTTGTGGGTCGTGGAAGATCCTTCGATTCCGGCTGGCCAGCCCGCCAAGGTACGAGTTGTGGGACTGGCCGGATTTTATAAGCGAATTTTCAACATCCGATGAGGCAAAAGCTGCAGCGGAACAGATTAGCCGCAAGGCGGCATAGGGGGAGAGATGAAGGATCCTGATCTTGTTGTTTGCTCGAATGGACCGGCGCCTGTAGCGAGGCGGTACCCGGCATTGTCTGCGCTAGACACGCAGGAAGGCGGCCAACACTACAAAGGCATGGTTATTCAGCCAATTGAGTACATCACCAAAAATGGCCTCGATTACATGCAGGGGAATGTCGTGAAGTACGTTAGTCGGCACAAGAACAAGAATGGTGCGGAGGATGTCAGAAAGGCCATCCACTACCTCCAATTGATCCTTGAGCTTGAGTACAGCGAAAAAGCGTAACAATCCGGCCATGGGGATGGCCAAACGAAAGGGGATGACGTGGAACATGGGCTGAAGTGCACACACTGCGGATCAACAGGGCCGCATCGAATACATGCCAGGGCCGCCAGGCGGCTCCAGTGCCGAGACTGCGGGAGGACATTCAGGGAGAGCATGGCCATAGCTGGGCGTACCGCAAAACAGAAGACGGGTTCCCGCTTCGTCGTGACGTCCGCGGTCTCTGGCTCACGGGTGCATGAGCCATTTCTGGCATCGCTACGCCAGTATTGCCGCGAGAACGGCGCAGAACTGCTAGTTGTGCCTATTCGCTACCGTAACCCAACGAGCGCCATGGAGCGTCCGGAGGACTGGTTTGATCCGATGCTGACCAGAAACATGATCCGCGATCGAGTAGAGCTGTGCCGAGGCCTGATCCTGATGGCGGACGTATCGACCCAGCCAACCGCCGTGCGTCCACTATCTGGAATGCAAAATCTCTCTGGAGATGCGTCGGCAATCTACGGTCACCCGAAAATTGCCCTTGAGTCCATCGCTAGAGGTGTTACTGGGTTGTCAAAATTGGTTATGACAACCGGTGCCGTGACTCAGCCGGTATACAGCAAGACCAAGGCCGGGAAAAAGGGGGAGTTTCATCATGTGCTTGGCGCGGTTGTGGTTGAGATTGATGGCAATGCATGGCACGCGCGGCACATTAACGCATCCAGGGACGGATCATTTGTTGATCTGGACCGGAAATACAGCCGAAGTGGCGCGAAGCGCGAGAGCCACGCCCAGGCCCTAGCGTTGGGTGATCTGCATGGCGTTCGTCATGATCCATCGGTCCTGCAGGCAACCATATTTGCTGATGACAGCATTGCCAAAACCCTAATGCCGGAGGTGATTGTCCTGCATGACGTACTCGATTTCCATTCTGCCAGCCACCACAACGACTATTTCGACCGTGTGAGGCTGTTTCATGAAACAACCCAGGGTAAATCATTCGGAAATGTGGCTGCAGAGCTGGGTACAACGCTGGCGTTGCTCGACAGGATCATAGAGGAAACCGGCTCACGTCTGATAGTTGTTGCTTCGAACCATGACAGCCATTTTTACCGGTGGCTGGAGGACGCGCGAAACGCACAGGATCTGCAGAACGCAGAAATCTACCACGAAACAAAGCTGGAGCTGGTTAAGGCCGCTATTCAACAGCGGCATGCGGACCCGTTGGTCTACTGGGCATCCAAGCTGATGAAGCACTTCTGCCAGGCCACGTTCCTCGCTCCGGAGGACAGTTACGAGATCGATGGCGTGGAATACAGTCAGCACGGAGACAAGGGCATCAACGGCGCACGAGGCTCGCTGCATGGCTACACGCGCGCCGGCATAAAAATGGTGATTGGGCACAGCCATACGCCAGGGATTGCAGATGGTATCTACCAGTGCGGGACATCCAGTTTGCTGAAAATGGGATACAACCAGGGGCTGTCAGGATGGCGGCACACGCACTGCGTGCAGTATTCATCCGGCAAACGGGCTTTGATCAACATCGTTGACGGCCAGTGGCGCGCGCAGCCAGTGGCACAAGGAGCGGAGGCAGCATGAAGGTCACGATCACAGAAACTGAAATTGTTATCGATGGCGCAGAGTATGACCAATCAGCATTCGGCCATGGTTACACCTGCCGGACAGCTTCGCTTGAGGCTTGCGCATGGGCGGTTAAGCGACTCGGGCACGAGATGGAGAAATCTGCGGCGTCCTACAGAACCGGGCATCCGACTGACAGTATTGTAATGGGTTGCGACGAATGACTGAAACCGAACGTGAAATGCTGGAACTAGCCGCAAAGGCTGCCGGATATAGGCTCGAATGGTGCGATTCTTGGCCTGGTGGCGGGTGCTATATGAGAGTTGTTGAGCCTGCACCTGTTGACCCTATTATTTCAAAACGCACTCCGTGGCAGCCGTTAGATGATGATAGTGACGCGCTGCGTCTAGCGGTAGTTCTTCCAATAATCGACATTGGCAGAGCTATTTTAGAGGCGTGGCAGGCATGCGGGACCGAACAGGATCGCTCGGAATATGTCCGCCATGCACTTGTTCGCTCTGCGGCTGGTATTGGGAGAGCTATGCAATGACCGGTCGCATGAGTCGAAACAAGGGGGCTGCCGGTGAACGTGAGTTCTGCAAGTTGCTGTCTGAAGCGTTAGGC